TTTTTGATGGAACTCCATATAACTCTTTTACATCCTCTTTTTTCATAAGTTTTTTCTTAGTTGGTAGATATACTGAAATTCTATCATCTACCAATTGTAAGAAATCCTTATCAGAGGAAATTATCATAACTTCTTTTTCAAAGATGTGTCTGGCAACATATGCCATAATATCATCTGCTTCAATGTGGTCAATATAACATAAATCAACGGGTAAGAATCCTAAATACTTAATTAGTAAGTTAAAATTCTTCTTCATAGATTCTGCTTGGTCTTCCAAATCTTCATAACCAACCAATCTATTTACCTTTGTTAATCCAGTCCTACCTTCTTTGTAACCACTATACATTTTCTTTCTACGATGTGAACCACCCTTACCATCAAAAACCACCAAAACTCTCGTTGGTTTGTTCTTACGGATAAGAGCGCCGAGGGATAACAGACAACCTGTTAATCCCCCGACGTGTTCTCCATCATCATTCAGAGTTGGAACTGCCCCAAAACATCTGATGAAAAGATTTAATCCATCTACAATCATTACCTTATCATTAACATTCCTTTTGGGAGTATTTGATAAGTTATTAAACATTTCTCTGTAATTAGATTTCGTATCCTTCATCAAGTTGTGTTGAATCTGTGTTTGCAGCTTCGGATGCTTCTTTGTATCCTAAGATATACTTATCACAGATTTGTTTATACATTTGTTCCTTTACCTCTGGTCTTTCTTCTAAGAGTTTAGTGAAATTCTTAGCTTGGAATTTAATTTCCTCTCCAGTTGATTCATCAACCCAAGTATACCATGCTCCACTAATTTGTACTAACTTATATGTTTTCATAGTATTCAACCACGAACCATATCTATCAATACCTCTATCAAAATAGATTTCAAAATCAACTGCTCTTAGTGGTGGGCCCATTCTGTTCTTAATGACTTGAACTCTAGTCTTAATACCAACAGTCTGGTCAACACCCCCAACTTTAGAATTGAGTTTACCCATTTGTTTCATTCTCAATCTACAAGATGCGTGAAAACCTAATGCTTTCCCACCTGATGTAGTATAAGGGTCACCAAATGATACTCCCATTCTAACTCTAAGTTGATTTGTGAATACAACCAATATTCTCTCTCTACCAATAAGATTTGTAATCTTTCTCATTGCTTTTGAGATAATGATTGCTTTTTGAGTAGCATAGCCAGCTTGGTCATAATCAGCTGCTAATTCTACTTTAGTTGTTGCTGCCGCTACAGAGTCAACTACTATTGTTACCAATCTATCGTTATCAGATTTTCTAACTGATTCGATAATTGAATCCATAGCATCAAAGATATCTTCTACTGATTCTAAAGGTACATAAAGTAACTTTTGAGTATCAACACCTAATGCTTCTAAGAATTCTTGATTGATTGCGTTCTCTGTATCAATATACACTGCCAAACCACCCTTCTTCTGAGTATTTGCTAATGTATGTGCTGATAACAGAGATTTACCACTCGCTTCTAGTCCCGTAACCTCAACAATCCTTCCAACAGGAAATCCACCATTAGGTCGATTTGATATAGCTAAATCTAACATATCATCTCCTGTAGACACCCACTCAGTTAAGTCGGTGGGTGTCTGCTCGGAGCCATCAAGGAAGTAAGCTACTTTTGATTGTCCTTTGAACTTTTTGTTCAGGTTATCTGCTAAAATCGATGATAATTCATCTCGATTTGTTTTAGCCATAGTAACTTAGTTTTTAATTATTGAATAAATCTTCAAATGCATCTTTTACATCAGAATTTGATGTAGTTGCTGCTGCTGGTTCGTTTTTAGTTTGATTGTTCGTTTGAGTTGGTTGAGCTTCTGGCTCTTCTGTTTCACCAACTTGTCCAGTTTCCATCCAAGTTTCCAACAAACCTTTCATATCATCGTAAGTGTACTTTTTGAACATATTTGGAAGTTCAATTTGGTCTTTGATGTTTTCCAATACATTCTTATCTTCGGTGATAGGAGTTTGATTTGGTTTAACTCTGATGTAAGTTTCAGGATAGTTCTTTCCTAATTCTTTTGCTGTTTTAAACTCAACAGTGATATCTCTACCATTTGTTGGGTCTGTTAAATCACCATAATCAGGGTCTGCAAAGAAAGCAAGAAGTTCTTGATATACAGTTTTACCAAATCCCCAAAACTTAACACCTTCGGATTCTTCACCCCTTACTAATACAGGAACATAAGTTCTCATTTTTGGTGTAAGTTGTTTTGAAAGATTCCAATCGTTTCTATCACCAGTTGATTTCAATTGGTCAGCGAACTCCACTAATGGGTCTGCTTCACCATGTGTCTGAGGTGATAGAATATTCTTACCACCAAAGTTGTAGTGGAAAAATAGTTCAATGAATGGATTTGATGGATTGTGAACGTAAGGAACGATTCTTACTTGTTGCTTGCCTGGTTTCGGCTTCCATAGATTATCAGTCTTTGTAGTTTTCGTTTGTAGACTGTCCAAACGGTTTCGGATTGCATTTAAGTCAATTGCCATAATTTACCTTTTTTTAGTTATTAAACATTTATTATTTATACAAATATACGAAAGTTTTTTCAAACTTCCAAATTATATTTCATTTTTTTTTCAACACCACTATTTAATCCCAAGTGTTGATTTGGTTACAATATACGAAAAATATTTTAAACTACCAAATTTATTTACAACAATCACATTGATTGTTACAACCACAAGTCGAGCTACACTCTACTTTTGATTCACAAATACATTCTTTGCAGTTACATTCTTCCATATACTATAAATATTAAAATTTTTTAATTAACGTCAACTATTCGGAACAATTTTGTACCCATAACCTTATATCCATCACCATCTGTAAGGATAATGGAATTACGATAATCGTTCCAATTTACTTGATAAGATTTATCTTCTTTACCACCATTTAATTCTTTAATCAATCGGTTTAATGCGTTGATTGTGTAAATAGTGTTTGATTCTTTTTTTCTGTGTACCATTATACTGTTAGGTAAAAACCTATTTTCTCTATTTGGTATGATATTGTAACTAATCACCAATTCTTTAGATGGTTCTAATTTAAGAATGAATATCTTTCTACTGAATAGTTGGTATCCATCAAAAATCTTAGTTAACAACTCTTCAAACGAAGATTCTGTTGTAAACGTACATAGTAGTTGCGTTCTCACTCATTCTCTCCGATTATATTCCTCTAGTATCTTTCAAAAAGTCTAAGGTTACAACTTTTGAACCCTCTATTACAAATGTTGTGGTATCTGTACTATTAGTTCTCATAGCTACTATATTATACATAGGTTTTTGTGTTTTTGAATCCAAAGAACTCAACATAATAGCTTCAACAGACATATACCCGTCTTGTGCTGAACTATTTACAATAAGTACATTTTCAGGCATATCAGCAAATGCAGATACTCGTTCTTCTACAAATTCTTTACCCGTCTTTAAGAACTTCCATGCAGTTCCACCACCATTTGATTTTAAACCAAATACTTTTACCAATGGTAATGATGTTCTTCCAAAGTACATTTCTCTTTCTAAAGCTACCATATCGGAAAACAATGTTCTTAAATCTTTTTGTTGATTTCCAGCTTCACCTAACATCCTACTAATACAATCATATGCTTTAGAATTGGCCATTAACTTTCTAACTAAATCTGCATCGTAATTTTTTGATACTGGAAAAGAGGTACTTCCTACGTGTTTTAAACCTGGCTTTTGTGTTTTTGTGAATACATTTTGGAAATTTTCATCTGCAAACTTATACAACGCTTTCATAGCGTTAGCATCTTTAGAAATTCCTATAACTTTATCTTCTATTGATACTTTTCCTTTTTTCTCTAAAAGTAATTCTTCATTAAGATATTTTTTATCTACCTTTAACTTCATTATGAAATTATCAACCTTTTTTTCAGATTTTTTTTGATTTTTTTGTAAACTTTTTAAGTTTTTACTAAAGAGTCCTTTAAACAGATTACCAATTTGCATTATTTTATCAATTACTTTTTTACCAACTGATTTTACAAACTCTAACCCTTTATTAAATAAATCTTTCAACCCCTCATCTAAAAGAATTTGTGAATTCTCATGTATAAACATATTTACCAAATCCTTATTAGAATACATACCAAATGTGTTTGCAAAATCCGAAGTAATTTTTCCTAATTGAGCCTCACCTTCGGCTTGTTTTAATGAAACTTGATAAAACTCTTCACCACTAGCTAATCTACATAATCCATTAGATTCATATGAAATCTTTTCGGATTCCATATTCACTAAGAATGAATCAGCATTACCTTTTACGATAACACAATCCGCAGTATTATCTTTACCACCTTCAGTTTTGGTATATGGATTTTTTATCTCAGCTTTATAATATTTATCGATTTTTCCGTGGATAATATTATAACCTTTAATTCCTTTTGTTTTACAAAACCTATCCATTCCGGCTGCAATAGCACAAACTTGAATAATATTAGGTAGTGATGCTTTACTTAACATACCTATCAATTTGGTATTCACCCAATCTTGTCCCGTTAGTGTTTTTGTTACATCATTTTTAAATCTAGTAACTAAGGCTGGAAGTGTTTCATCATCAGCCTCATTAAAATCAATCAGATATTTTTCAGCATCCATATAAACACCTAATAATGATGCAGTTTCTTTAGCATTTGTATCTAATTTAAACTCTGTATTTGATTTATAGTGTTTGAACCACTTACCTACTGTAGAACCTGCTCCTATAATATGATAAACTTTTCCATTAGCACCTTTTAAGTAAACTTCTATACCATTTCCACCACCAATTTTGATTACATCACTTTGAGCTTTAACTTTAGAAGCTGGCATTACCATCATTGGAGCTCCTTCTGGTAATTGATTAGCAAATGCTTTTTCACCCGTCGAACTCCACATAACTTTATGCCCATATCCGTACTTATCATTATATACACTTGCTTCACTAATTAACGCACCTATTTCGATTAGTAAGTTTTCTTTTAATTTTTCTTTTTCGATAGCAGTGAGAGCGCCTTGTCCCAACTTGTCAATAACTTTTTCTTTATCATCCCCACTATCAGGTCTTTCTTTATCTTCTGAATCTTCTTTTTCATCTTTTTCTTCCTCTTCTTCTATTGGTTCATCATATTCGATAGCACCATCTAAATCATCATCTTCATCACTATGTAGATGTGCCGATACTGCAGTATCATTTGAACCTACCTGCATACCTGATTCTCTATTACCACCCAAATGGAAGTTTGTAGGTGTTTTGATTGCAGATTCTATAATGTATTCGATTACTTCTGAATCGAAATCATATTCTTCTTCTAATATTTTTCGTAAGCCCTTTATGGAATTTTCGGATAAAGGATTTTGTAGTTCTGTTCCAACCTCAACCCACCATAACCTAGCTATTTCTTTAAGAAATTCATTCATATTCTATCCATTGTTTCTATATCGATAGATTTCATCTCAGAATATCTATCTCCGATTTCAACTTTAGTAGGGAATCCATTCCCTTCTATAAGTATCTTTAAATTTTGTAAACTGTTAAAATCATCAGCGTGCATATCTAATAAATATGAATCATAAGTATATAAAACCATTTTTGAGCGTTTATCTTTCAAAAAGTCCATTACCTTACTCAGAATTTTCATATTTAGTTCTGTTTCAGTTGCCTGTAACATATAGTTGAATAATTTGTTAGCATTCATATCATTTAGGTTAGATTTTGATAACTTTCTACCTAATGGAGTAGTTACATACCCTCTACGATTGAATTCCATCCACATTTTATCAATTTTGTGTGAAACTTTAGAGAACAACGGAATATGAAGATATTCCTGTTGTACTCCACCATACAATTGTCGGAATGTGATTGCTTTTGAATCGTTGTAAGGTACTCCATACATATCTGCTAAGGTTTGGTGTCCACTTACATCCATCGGAATAGGTTCATCTACCATCTTACCGATAATACGAGGATGATAAGCATCATAATCAAATTGAATCAATTTACCCCCTTCGAACCTACTAATAAATCTATCCCTACTACCATCATCTTTGTTCAAAGCTGCGTAGTTTACTCCACCAAAGTTATTTGATGGACGTGATGTTGTTGTAAATGGGTGATATTGAGTCCACTCCATCCCATTTGTAGTTTTGATACCACTCTGTTCTACTAAGTGTAATGACTTAATATAGAAATTTTCAAATTTCTTCACACAATCCGAATCCCAACCCAAATCGTAATACGATAGGAATTCGTTTCTAATATCTCTGATGGTTTCTATATGTTTAGATATTGGAATAAGGTTGTTTACCCCTTTGAAGGAACTGAATCTACGTTCATAAAACGTATGGGTTGGTGTTGGGGTAGATTTGAGTTGGGAATTCGATTGTAAATACTTTACTAAACTTGCATCAACTGAATTATCCAATGAAAGATGATTCAATAATGATTTGTTATCATACACATAACATTCGTTGAAATCAAAGTTGAATTTTTCCAATGTGGTTGTATGGTTGTCTATATTGTTTAAGTTGATTAGAATCTCTCTATCACCCTCTATATCGTATATATACAACAAAGATAACCCATCATTATGTGGGTGTACAGATACACTCTCCCATATAGGGTGAACATATACCTTATCCATTGAGATATTTCCTTCTTTAAGAAATTCAATCATACATCAAATATACGAATTTATTTTGAGTTATCCAAACAAACCTTACATTCTTTTTCTAAATATACTTTTGTGTTTTTACAAACTCCACAATCAGTAACCTTACCTGCCGTTTTTACGAATAGTAACATTTCATCTAAAATTGTGTTTATTTCTTTGACTGGATTTCCACCAAACATATTATCTAAACTACTCATATCTTAACTACAAAATAATTTAGTAGGAACTTCGATTCCTTTTTGTTTTTTGATTTGGTAGAAAACGTTGAAAAATGCTTTGTAAACTTTACCAGCATGTTCTAAGTAATCTGAATGTGGAGATTTCCACATCATCTGGCCACCACTCATATGGTGTTTATTAACAACTTTGATTTCATATCCTTTAAGGATTAAATCAACAATCTTTTTTTGAGCTGGAGTGAACTTAACACCCTCAATACTCTTTTCAAATTCTTTTACTTTATTCATATTATTCATTTCTCAATTATTACAGTACTAATATACGAATAATATTTGAATTAACCAAATTTTAATGTTAAGAAATTGTTAAGTTTTCAACAAAGTTATTAACAAATACCAATAATGAAGAATGTTACCATTAGTAGGATATATATGATTGTGCTAATATCTTTTTTTGGATTCATAGTGTTATGGTTGATAGAATTCTAAATAATCAATGAACTTTGATTTTAAGGCTGGGTAATCCTCTGAAAGTAGTGCTATTGTTCGTTTATTGGTATCAAATACTCCAGATTCTATTATATTACCCATATCATCTTTAATATCGTATAGATTACCAGTAATCTTCCATCTTATTTTTAATTTTTTGTAAAGTACATCTGATAATCCTTTATCAGTACCTATTTCACCAAATTTATCTTTGTTCAACTCAATACAAGTATCATCATATTTGTAAGCAACGTATCTAATAAAGAATCCGTTTTTTAAATCTTTTTCTTTAATCGGTTCTACAGATTTATTTGGAGTTTGAGTTTTTTTAACATCCACAGATTTAATTTCATCGTATATGAAATTTTTAGCGAAATCCATACCTTCTGAATTCTGAGTTCCGATGGTAGTTAAATCTACATATGGAATTAACTTTCTTGATTTTCCTTTTACAAAAGTAGATTTAGAAAATACTTCATCTGTAATGTATTTGTGGTATTGCCCTATATATTCAGTACCATCTATGAACATCCATTCTTTACCCAATGTTACCAAACCACTATCAATTTGGTTTTTTGTGTAATATACTCTACGTCTTTTAAATTCACTCATTACACTATCCTCATTACAGTTTCCAATGAAGTTTCCCAACCACCTTGTCCATCAAAATTATGAGTTACACCTGTTATAGTAAAGAAACAATTATCTTTTTTAAATGGTTTAGGTAATCTATCAATAGTAATCGGTGCTAAGAATGGAATACCCCATATACCATCTATAGTAACACCAAGATTTAATGTATAAATCATTTCCCCATATCTACCACCTTTTAAACCAGCATCTTTTTTACAATTCTGATTTATGTAGTTTCGCATAGCATTTTGATACGATTTGGTTTTTGGAGGGTCACATCCATCTTTACCCATAGCCCAACGTTTTTCTTTTAACTTATCCATAGTTGCGCCAGCTTGTTGTTTTGAAATATCAATTGCCTTTCCAGATGGGGATGGTGGATATAACCCCCCATTTGCTCCTGCGGGGTTTAATTTTAAAGTACCATCTTCTATTATTAGATGGCCGTTGGAAGTTCCCTTTTCTACACTTGTACGAGTAGCAGCTACTAACATATCAGAATCAAAATCACTATCTAAACTAACTGATTTAG